GCCAAACGAAACCATTGTATTGCAATGGCGTGTGGCGAATGATTCGCAACGTTAAAACATGTTTACTCAAAGATGTGACTAACGTTTTAGTTGGTCACGACGTCAATCAGTACCGGGGATGGTTACGCGATGTCGGAAATTGTGGGCTCGCATTCGCGGGTGACGCTCCTGTATTTACATCATTCTATCGCATGTTAATTCGATTTGGCACGAACAGTAATTACAACGGTAAAGACGCTTCGTGGTCAGCATACGGACGCCTTAGCCGTAACATGTGTATAGATGCAACACGACCTAATGATGAGGGGCGATATAGCTTTTGGAAACAAACAGGCATAAATCCGGATGCGCAGGTTGAGTTGGAGAATTATTTCAACCAAGCGGTCTGGGGCGGCGATAAACGCCAATTTATCAATAACCTTACACACATATTAAAATGACGAACAACAAGTCAACAACCCAGAGACCTAGATTGCGCAAAAGGCAAGATTATGCTGGGACTCCCCCTGTTCGCAGACGTTACGGACCCGAACCACTAAGTCAAGTAATGAGTCTTCCCAGATATCCATATTCAACGGATATTGGAGGACAGCGATTTGCAACGGTTCGTAACGGCGGTATGAAAGTTAGAACTCACCAAGATTCTTCGACATTGGAGATGGAGCGTACTGAAGCTTTTGGAACAGTCACTGCGCAAGGATCTCCTGCTGGCGCATTCTCATGCGTAGGTAGGTTTTTCTATCCAATGTCAACATTCTTGTCCTGGTTACGCAATTTTGCGAATTCATACAGTTCTTATGAAATATTAAGACTTGAATTCACTTATGTACCAAGTGTGCCAACCACCACTCGTGGAGCTGTTGCCATGGCATTTTTCACTGATTTACGAGATTTGCTACCCACAAACATGGCACAAATGCTCGCTAGTGAACAATCGCTTTATTGTCCTGCTTATGCAGGTAGCGACGGTGGCACATTCTTGCAACGATTTGGCGCCCCTACTAACAATGTCGTTTCGTTCGAATTGCCTGATCATGCGATCAAGTACGCGGATGGAACACCAAAGATGTTTAAGATTACTAATGAAGCGGGGTTCAACGCCATGCAAGGGACATCGAATGTGGGCGATGCTACAGTTGGTTTGTATTGCCCAGGTGAGCTTATAATTGCAACTGAAGGGGCTGACACAGTCGGGCAGGTCTTCGGCCAGATATTTGTTAGGTACCACATCCGACTCAAGGGACCGATACAAGTATCTAATCAGAACTAGGCTGGGTGTTGGCAAGGGGTAAAATCGAACCACCAAGACGGTCGTGAATGGCATTGAGGTTAGGGGACAACTTGACACTGTTGGCGCAGTCTCTCTCGGTTGACATACGAGTAACCGAAGGTCAAGGAACCCTCAATGAGAAACGAAC